AAAAAGAGTAGGCTTGGCGAGGATGCAAGCATTAATTGAGAATTTAAAAAGAGAGTTAGCAATGGGAGAGGCCTCACTTACGGGGCTAGCTTTCCTAGCAGGAAAGGTACCAGATACTGTAAGTGCTGCGTCATCTGCAGCCGCACTCAGTGAGGGCACTTTTATTCGTGTTGACAGTACAAATAATGCGCATAAAGTTAAAATGTTCGAGGCTACAAGGGCCGGTCAGTTAGTTTTTATTACTAACGTTGATGATTCGGAAGATGCTGTTGTAAGAAACGGCGCCGATAATGCCACCTTGGTAACACTGGGTGAAGGATTGGGTGCACTTTTGATATCAACTGCAGCTGGAGACAACTGGGTGCTTGCTATAAAAGGCTCTTAATATAAATAATAAAGACACATCTTTTACCCCCTTCTTCGGAAGGGGGTTTTTATTCCCCACAAAACAAAAACACTCTTAAAAACAGCGTTGCTCAAATTTTGACGGCCCCAATTTTTTGAGATTTTACTTTTTAAGGAACTATTTATTATAATCAAGGAGATTCCCCATGGGCAAGAAAAGAAAAATGATAGCAAAACCTCAGAAATATGGTAAAAAGTATGCTCAACATCCAGCTTTGAGCACTCAGGAAGTTGAGGTCGAGGAAGTTAAATTTGAGCCGATTGTCAATCCGATTATAGAGGCGCCTAAAGAGAAAACTGTCAAGGTAGAACCAAAAGAGGCTCCAAAACCAAAAGAGGCTCCAAAAAAGACAACTAAAGTTGCGCCAAAAAAGACAACTAAAGTTGCGCCAAAAAAGACAACTAAAGTTGCGCCAAAAAAGAAATCAATGTGGCCCAGCGCTAAAAAAAGCACAAAGACCACTTCTAAGAAATAACATTTAGTTTTTTGTCTCTCTCTCAACTATTTACTGAGAGGAGATCAAATGAATGGCCACACCCACTTTAAGTCCAGTTTCACAAACCAGCGCAGTCGTGCTAACTACAGGCAGCGCTCCGTCTGACGTTGAAGATAATACTAGTTTACCTTTTGGGCTGTATTCAAATACAGCATCCGGTCTTTTTTCTCAATATTTTTGTTCTGGAGCCGCAGAACAAGTATCCTATACATATAAAAAATTAGGTGGCGATGTTTTAGACATTGAGTTGACTGATAACAATATTTATGCAGCTTACGAAGAAGCAGTTTTAGAATATTCTTACATTGTTAATATACATCAGGCTAAAAATGCACTATCTGACCTTCTTGGGGCTACAACTGGCACTTTTGACCACGAGGGTCAATTAACTAGTGGTTCTGCTTTAGAGGGCAAAAATGTTAATTTAAAATTCCCTCGATTTGAGTTTGCTTACTCCCGCCGAGTTGGATATGGGGTTTCGACTGAAGCTGGATTTGGTGGCGAGGTTCCAATTTATTCTGCCTCCTTTGATACAGTCACCGATAAACAAGATTACGATTTACAACAATTAGTTTCTTCCTCCGCTGCTAGTGATTCATCTCTGCCTTTTTCTGGTGAAGTGGGTGACAAACGAATTAATATAACGAGAGTTTATTTTAAAACTCCCCATGCAATGTGGAGATTTTATGGATACTATGGCGGTATAAACACAGTTGGTAACTTGGCTAGCTATGGTCAGTGGGCAGATGACTCAACTTTTGAAATTATACCAACATGGCAAAACAAGGCGCAGGCAATGGCTTTTGAGGACGCCATTTACACCAGAAACAGTCACTATTCTTACGAGATTAAAAATGGAAGACTTCGCCTTTTCCCATCTGCTGTGGAGTCGAGCCCAAGCAAAATTTGGATAGAGTTCTTTGTGGACTCAGATCCATGGTCAGAGCCAGACACAGAAGGGAGAGGTGGTAAATCTGGAATCGATGGTATTAATAATTTAAATACACTGCCTTACGAGAACTTGCCTTATGAAAATATTAATGCCATAGGAAAGCAGTGGATTAGAAGATTTGCCTTATCTCTCTCTAAAGAAACATTAGGAAATATAAGAAGTAAATTCGCGACTATACCAATTCCTGGTGATAGTGTTACTTTAGATGGCCCAGCGCTCTTATCACAGGCACAAGCAGAACAAGAAAAGCTTAGAGAGGAGTTAAAAACAACTCTAGATGAACTAACATATCACAAGCTGATGGCTGAAGACGCAGCACTTATGGAGTCAGTTAATACAATTAATAAATTAATTCCTTTAAAGGTATTTGTGGGGTAATTTAAATGGCAGACGCAACAGACAAAAATAAGTGGTCACAACCTGCTTCACCTCCACCTCCATTATTTTTAGGAGAGAAAGAAAGAGATTTAGTAAAGCAGGTCAATGATGAACTAATTGAAAGAGTTGTTGGCCAAGAGATAATTTATTATCCCATAAGCCTGGAACATACCAATTTTCACCCGCTATATGGAGAGGCTGTAGAAAAAAGCTTCCTATCTCCAATAAGAGTCCATGTTTTGGTTGTGTGGGAAGGCTATGCCACCACAGTCAGCAATTTAGGTATTGATAAGAGATTATCTTTGACAGTTAATTTTCACAGAAGAAGACTTACAGAGGACCAAGACTTATATATTCGAGAGGGTGACTTTATATTGTATGGTGATGACTTTTTTGAAATTGCAACAATTGACTACCCAAAACAGATATTTGGCCAAGGCCATGATGGTTGGGAGCGAATATTCGAAGCTCAGGCCAAGTGCATAAAAGCCAGGGAGGGTACATTCGATGCCAGCTGATCAAGATTCTAAAACTTTGGAAGATAGTAATAAATTTCTAGATGAGTTTTTTGTAAACCCCTCCAATTTCGAAACAATTGATTACGCATTTTATGATTTTATTAATGATAAGATGCAAATTAGAGCAAATACTAATAAGGGGTGGAAAAAAGTAACTTTAGTCTGGTCTTCCCCAGAAAGGGTTTATTTTTCTAAAAAAGATAAAGATATATATGATATTGATGGCACCCTTATTTACCCTATTATAAGCATCCAGAGGACTTCCATGACAAAAGATCTAGCCAAGAAGGGTAAATATTTTGGTGCACCAACCCAATTTACAGATCCGATAAGAGGTGGTAGAATTGCTATTTCTCAAAAAATAGTTAGCGATAAGACAAATAATTTTGCCATAGCTCAAAATATAAGAAAGTTTAATAATGTAAATCGAACACCGGGAAGACAACCGTATTATCCTCTAGTTGAAAAGAAAAATAAGAAAGTTGTAATAGAGACCCTTTCAGCACCACAACCAGTGTATGTGAGTATGGGTTATCAAGTTACCCTACAATCAAACTATCAACAACACATGAATCAAATGTTACAGCCATTTGTGACGTTAGGTGGCCACATAAATTCCTTTTTGATAGAAAAAGATGGCCACAAATATGAAACGTTTTTACAGTCAGATTTGTCGCAAAACAATAATATTTCATCATTCGATCAGGAGGAGAGAGTTTTTCAAACTACTGTTAATTTTGAAGTACTTGGTTATGTCATAGGCGAAGGAAAAAACCAGGAGAGACCAAAAGTTACTAGAAGAGAGAACGTAGTAGATGTAAAATTGCCACGCGAGCGAGTTATTTTGAGCGATGAGCAAGATTTTGACCCAAAAAGTGGATTTTATAGAGATTAAAATTATAAAAAGGTTTTTGCTTTATTGGACTACTATTTATTAAAGAAATAACGCCCTCTGTTTAAAGGAGAAACAGTATATGTCTTATAAGAAATTTAAGTTTATATCGCCGGGAATTTTTATCAATGAAATTGATAATTCTCAATTACCCGGATTGCCGACCGCTATTGGACCCGCGGTTGTTGGTAGATTAGAGCGAGGCCCCGCACTTAAGCCCGTTCAAGTTAATTCATTTTCGGATTTTATAGAAGTTTTTGGTAAACCCATTGCTGGTGGCAAAGGTGGTGATGTTTTTCGCTATGGAAACTATACTTCTCCCACGTATGCAGCATATGCGGCACAAGCATGGTTGCGCAATAATTCTCCTATAACAATGGTTAGACTTTTGGGGCAAACACACAAAGATGCAACTAGCGAAGGCTATGCTGGGTGGAAAACTGCAGACAGCGTTGGGGATAGCGCAACGGGCGCCAACAACAACGGCGCATATGGGTTGTTTATTTGCGAAAGTGGATCAAGCACAATGTTTAATTTGACTAGCGCTGCTGATACTGCATATGCTAGCCGCGGCGCCGAGGGCACCTTAGCAGCAGTTTGGTATCTCACAGCAGGAAGCATCCAACTTTCTGGAAATGTTGCTAGCTCTGGGACTACTTCAGCTAGCTCTTCTGCTTTTACTTTTTATGAAGCTGTAGACACAGGGCCAACATTTAAGGCGATAATTAAAGATGGCAGTGGCAACAAAGTTATTGACTCTTCTTTTAACTTTGACGCTGATTCTCCACGATTCATTAGAAAGGTTTTTAACACAAACCCAATTAAAACGAATAGTACAATTGTCGGTAGCGACAACGACACAAATTATTGGCTTGGAGAATCATTTGAGGGTCACGTTCGAACTTATAATCATTCGGGATCCCAAATTGGATTTAATAATCAGAACCCATCCGGTACATATGGTGTTATTATGCGCCTAGGAACACCAGATGGCAGTACTGATGCTGGAGATAACACAATGTCTCCAACCAAAAGCCCTAAACAACAAATGGCCAAAACTGGATGGTTTATTGCTCAAGACTTATCTACTACATTCGATGAGTATGACGCATCACAGATGCAAAAGTTGTTTAGGTTTGTTAGTCGTGAATTGGGTGAAGAGACTCAACGTAAAATCAAAATAAGCATCAAAGACCTTAGAGCATCAGACCCTCTAGACTCAAATCAATATGGCACTTTCACTGTTTTGATTCGAGACATTGCAGATACTGACGCTAGTCCAACAATCTTAGAACAATATAATAATTGCAACTTAGATCCCGGTTCTAGCAACTATATAGGTCGCAAAATTGGTAATAAGTTTACTGAATGGGATGATACGGATCGAAGATATAGGTCTTTTGGCGACTTCGCTAATGTTTCTAACTACATTTATGTTGAAGTACATAGCGATGTAGAGCGAGGCGTAGCAAATGAAAAGTATTTGCCCTTTGGTGTAATTGGACCACCTCGCTACGTTGGCTGGGGTACGACTGCAAGCGGCAATATTTCTCAATATGGCGCCACAGCTTCTATCTCCGGTGACACAGGCGCTTTTGTACAAGTCGGCGTCCAGGATCCACATGCAGGCACGAGTGGAACAACATCGTCCGGAACACTTCCGGGAGGCATCTTAGACAACCTTATTCTTAATGCTCAATTTAAGTTCCCAGAATTAAGACTGAGAGTTAGTTCTTCGGAGGGGGCATCCTTAACAGATCCTAAAGACGCCTATTTCGGCGTTGATGTGTCCTACAATGGCTCTCGCGGCCTAGACCACAGTACTTTTGACGTACTTCGAACCAAATGTGTGGACTTAACTTGGGACGCAACTTCGGGCAAAACAGAAGATATGTGGTATTTCTCGCTCGATGATGTTCGAAATGTTAATGTGACCGATGCAGATTATAGTGGGAGTTATAGCACACAAGCTGTATGGGCTTCCGGCTCTAGACATGATGGTCTTTCCTACACCGCACACACAGGCTCAAAGGATGCAACAACTGCTGGCCCATCTGCCGCTAGTTACCTCAATGTTATTGATGACGATAATGGTGGCGACACCGCAGGGTGGAAACAGTTTACTACTTGTTTGGCCGGTGGCTCTGATGGTCTAGATATCAAGGAGAGTGATCCATTTAGAAATAGCGGGTTAAGTGGTAAAACTGAAACAGACAGTTCAGCCTATAACTCAGTTTCAGTAGCTATCGATTCTTTGAGAGATTCGGAAGTTGTAGAATACAATTTGTTGGCAATGCCAGGACTTACAGACAACACACTTAATAACAAGTTGGTTGATATGTGCGAACTGAGAGGTGATGCACTGGCAGTTATTGACTTAGATGGCGGTTACACACCACCACACGAGAGCAGTTCAACGAGAACTGAGCGCAAAGGCAATGTAAAGACTGTTGTAAGCAACAAGAAAAATACGCTTCAAGTTAATAGCAGCTATGGATGCGCCTATTACCCATGGGTACAAATTAGAGACACCATTAACGGTGTTACTCTTTGGGCGCCTCCTTCAGTTGTCGCCTTGGGTGCGATGTCTTATGGTGAGGCAAATTCTCAGCTTTGGTTTGCACCTGCAGGCTTTACAAGAGGTGGCTTAAGTGCTAATCGTGCTGGTGGTGTACCTGTTGTTGGAGTTGAAGAAAAGCTCACAGTTAAGCAACGCGATAGGCTCTATGAGAACCAAATTAATCCGATTGCTTCTTTCCCAGCAGAAGGTATCGTAATCTTTGGGCAGAAAACACTTCAAGTGAGTGCGTCTGCCTTAGATAGAATCAACGTTAGAAGACTGCTAATCTTCTTGAAAAAGCAGGTTTCTAGATTCGCCTCAACGATTCTTTTTGATCAGAATGTTGATGTTACTTGGGCTAGGTTTAAGTCTAAAGTGGTACCATTCTTATCAGATGTTAAAGCTGGTTTGGGCTTAACCGATTATAAAGTCGTGTTGGATGAAACAACCACAACACCAGATCTTATGGATAGGAACATTATGTATGCGAAAATCTATATTAAACCTGCGCGTTCAATTGAATATATTGCAATTGATTTCATTATTACCAACACAGGAGCATCTTTTGAGGATTAAAAATTCAACTTAGTTCTATTTAATTATAGAAGGAGACTTTAAGCTAATGACAATTCAACAAGATCAATTCTGGAGCGCCTCTACGGTCGACCCAAAAAGAAGTTATCGGTGGATTTTGCTTTTAAACAAAATTCCTACATATGTTATTAAAACAGCTGGAAAACCGAGCTTTACCATTGAGGGGATTCAACATCAATTTGTTTCTCACACTTTTCACTATCCTGGGAGAATCCAGTGGAATGAACTTAATATAACATTGGTTGATCCTGTTTTTCCGGACGCGTCTGCTATTGTGGTTAAAACTCTCCAAGCCTCTGGTTATGCCATTCCTGGTAAATATACCGATGCAAAAAGATCTTTTAGTAAAAAAGATGGTGTCAAAGCTCTTGGAGTGCC